TTTTCCAAATACTGTTGTGTTCTAAAGTGGGAAATTCTTTAAGAAATGCTTTATCTATTTTCATTTGACAACATAGTGTACAACCAACCATCCAATGATGCCGGCCATGGTGCCCATGATACCTAGGCCCCAGGAAATAAGTTGACTATTGCGTTTTTCGGCCATGTCCCTGACCATATCACGTACCTGGCCTACCATCAGCTCTAGACTGGCAATTTTAGCGTCTACGTTATCTAGGCGTAGTTCTAGTGCATTGTATCTTTCTGCACATAATTCTACGTGTGCTTCTAGACTTTTTTTCTCAATAGACGTGGTATCAGCCATTTTAATTCTCCGTTATACTATTTATGAAGACTGGCGCAAACCATATGTTCTGCTGTGGGCCTGTGGTAACCAGTGTTGCTGACATGTCGGGACGGTTGTTCAGTCCCAGCAACATGGGAACACCATCAGCATCTGTTCGTAACACCGCAGTGGGGTCGGCATCGTCGCCATAGATGTTGTTGGATTCTGTTTCAAACTCAAACATCCAAGAACGATTCAATTGATCTGATATGGGTGTTTGTATGCGGAATAGCTGTGTACGTAGGCCCAGTATCTGTGTGATGGTTTCCCAATTGCGTTGCTGGTTTCTTGCACGGTTCCAGTCGGCTTCGTTGGCAATTACATTGCCGTCATGATCGCGAAACGGCACACGGCTGGGCTTGTAGTGTCCTGTGACGCCAGTGGCAGTTATATCAAAAAAAGTCTGTACTAGAAATCTCATGGGTTTTTTCTGATTAATTCATACAGCACTTCGACTTTGTTGCATAATTCGTCAAGTGCTGTATTGGTATGACGCGATTCAAATATTTCTGCCCAGCGACGTTTGTTTTCTAGTTCTTCAAGTTCTTGTTTTAATTGAGGGTCTTGATAGTGCAGTGTCTTTGCGGCGCTGCCAGGCTGGCGTGCATACACTGTGCGACCACCGTCAGGGCTTTCAAATATTGTTACTTCAGTTATTTTGCTCACCATCATAATGAAGTATTTAAGTCATTGTTGCGAGACCCATATTAAAGTCAATTAAAAAGCCCCTTTCGGGGCTTTTATTTTACGCTTGGTCTACAAACTTCTTGAGTGCTTCCGCTTCACTCACAATGGCCGTGGTTGACGGAAAGTCAGGCAAAGTTGGAAACGGTAAACTGTCACGATTGGCGTCAGTTAACTTGGAATGATATTCATTGACCAGTTGACTGCGTTTTTCGTAAATTGGCGCTTGGAGGATTTCCTTGGCCAGGGTAAGAAGTTCGAGACGAATCTCGTATGGTGTTTTGCTCATGTTTTTCTCCTGTGTAATGTGTGTGTTATCTAGCCCTGCCCCTTGCAGGACAAGATTGTTACACGAGCATGTTTACTTAGCAATGCAAAATCAACCCAACAAAAAACCTGCCGAAGCAGGTTTTTGTTTTACGAACTAATTGGATTAGTTTGTGAATGTTGCTGAAGCGGCTGTAGTAACAGCGTAGCCTAGAGCAGCAGTCAATGCAGCGTCTAGATCGCCACCGTTAGCGAAGTCCCATGCAGCAGTTGGGTATGTGGCCACAGCCAATGTAGCTGTGTTAGAGCTGTTAGTTGTGAATTCATAGATGGCAATAGTTGCCTTGGTCTGAATTGTCTGGATTGCAATTGCCAATGAAGAGCCACTGACTGTAGCGTTACCTGTGAAAGTAACTGTGCCGAAGTCTAGTTTTGGGCCTGCTGCATTAACTGTTGCACCACTGGTTACAGTGTTTGCGCCACTGTTCCAGCCTGCGCCGGGACTGGCAGCAACTGTGCCAGAATCCATGTTTACAACTGGTTGAAAGTTGCCGTTTACTTGTGTGATATAAGCCATTTAAAATCTCCTTAGTGTATGGTCACGTTGGACCTGCACTTATTTATACATTTGGTAAAAAATCTCTGATTAGGCCAGTTGATCCGGGTTGTTTTGTTGTACGTTGGCTCGTGTAAATCCGAAGCGATTTACCGCTTTGGCCATGCCCGATGGGGTGGCCATGACCCAGCCTTCTTGCCCTGGATGCTGACGATCCAACTGTCCCAGAGTGTGCAGTTTCAGCTTGTGCAACAGCACAAACGCAGTAAATGCGGCTGCAATGCCGTCGGTGTTGGAGCGCGGGCTCTGTAGATATTCTGCAATGTTGTTGAATTTTCTCGGCGTCACTGTGGTCTGCAACCACTGTCCAAACTCGGGTAGAATCGTTGCCAAGTTGAAATCATTGTATGCAGGATTCTTAACAATGCTGTTGATGTAGTCAATGCAGAGTTTGGGCAGATCTGTGATGCCACGAGAACGTAGATCAGCTGGATTAAACAACTGATCAATAGCAGCACCATTTGCTCGGACCAGCTGTTTGATCTGTGTGGTCAGCTTGTTATCTCGTGTGATGTTTTCTCTCGGTGCCACTGGCTCAATCAACAGCAGTCCCGGCACACGATTGAATTTCAATGTGCCGATGGGTTGCTTGGCAGCACCAACTTCACTATAGTAGGTATGCATGGCAACACCAACTTCAGTGCCGGCAATCATCTTTCCAATTTCGCTGTTGACTGGAATTCTGTACTCAATGGTGTTGGGCTTGAATACCCAGTTGCCAGACACTTCGGCTGGTGTGGTGGTATACAATAAATCGCCCTGTGCATAGCCGCGGAATGACTTGGGAGTGGCTGCTTCTAATAAAGGAAACAACTTGGCATACAGAGCAATCAAGTCAGTACGATCTCCTTTGCGCAGTGACATGATCTGTGCAATCTGTTTGACACTGGTGGCCAAGCCGTCGTAGCCTTTGGCTGCAAAGCCCGACACGTCGGTCAGCACAAACTCGCCAGTTTCTTTACGGCCAAATATTACAGCAGGCTTTCCGTCCCACTTGACTGTGGTGGTCTTTGGAGTGTCTTGAGCCACATGATCAATGATGGCTAATGCATCCGAAATGCCGCGGCTGCCTTTGCGAAACACTAGATCCTCCAAGTGTTCAATGCCCTTGGCCTTGCCGCCCTGTACGTCAGATTCAACAATCACACTCATGCCTTGATTGACCACACGATCTCGTAATCGAGCCAGAAAACTCACTTCGTCGTAGGGCTGATACAGGGGCTGTTCACTTTCCATGAACGGCACACCAATCTTGGCAAAGTGTTCACGTGCATCGGCCAGCTTGGCATCACGCTTGGCATCGCCTTCCAATGCGGCCACAATGGTTTCCACACTGTGTAGGTCAGCTCGCGTGGCTGATTTATTCAACAGCAGTTTAGCAATCTTGTCTGGATCATCAGTGATGATGGCATTAGTGGCACGGTCTGCAATGCCTGCGTTTTGATTCAACTTGTAACCCATGCTTTTGGCAATGCTGTTCATCAGCACATTACGAGCCGATCCACTGTAAGCACTGTCGCCGGCTGCGCTCAACACAAACTTAGAAAATGGCACATTGGTCAAGAACATAAAGTCAGTTTGCACATAGCCCAGCTTGGGATTGCCCATGATGGGTGTTTTAAAATGCACACTGATGCCGGACTTTTTAACATAGTCTTCCGGCTTGAATCCGTGACTTGCGGCCCATTGTGACAACCTTGCAACCAGTTGATCCTTGGTCACTTGATTAGCGTCCACTGCAAGATCCAAGTCGCCACTTGTGGGTTTTTTGCCAGTGGATCCTAATGTATTGTTTTGTAGGTCTAGTCCTGGTAACATTTGATCCAGCCAAGCCAAGGTTGGAGCAATGTCCGCTTGATTTATACGCTGTGTCAGTATGCCACCAGACTGGTCTTTAAAAACATTGCCGCCTTCTTTTAATATCATAATACTGTGTACCCCATACCTTCTAGCATGGTGTCAATCACTGAATCACCTGTTTTAGATAGTTGTTTGTTGTTTGTCACTGCTCGAATGGCCTGGCCTGCACTGCCCAGTAGCTGAGTGGTTAATCCAGCCTTGGTTAACAAAGCCACTGCATTGGATCCGGCCAATTGACCTGTAGCCGGTGTTGTTGGTACAGTGCTGTTAGAGGCAGCGGCTGCTGTTTTTACAGGAGCAGGTGATTGCCGTCCAAGCACAGGTGTCTGCGGCTGTGCAGCAGCAATAGTATTTCCCGATGCTAGTAGCTGGGCGCCGGCCATCGCAGTTAATATATAATTTTTAACAGCTTCTTTAGTGGCTGCGGGGTTACCTTGGGCACTTATGACCTTTTGTTTGGCCAAATCCAATTGTTGCTTTAAACTGTATTTCTTGTCAGCGGTATAGAGCGAAGTGAGACCAATCATTTTATACGTGGATGGGTCTCGCATGGCAATTTTTTCATTGGCAAACTCTAAAAAGTCTTTGAGATATTTTGCTTTGGCAGGATTAGCAACAGTAGTTGCCGCTGATGTTGTTGCAGTTGGGCTCGTAGTTGTAGTAGTAGGAGCAGTAGTGGTTGGATTTGGATTTGTTCCTACTCCAGGTACCTGGAACGGTTTTAACAGCATCGGCGTTTTTGCAGATGTAGTTGTCGCCGGTTGTTGAGCAGCAGGCGTCATGTAAGGATTAGGACGGCCGGTTTGTTTTTCTAGTTCTTGTTGTTTTGCCAATATCTGTTGTTGCACAGCAGGTGGCAATTCTGACAATGTGGCAGCTTGTGGTTTTCCGTCTACTGTTCGTTGTCCAGTTTTTTTATTGTACGTGGTCACTGCTTCTGGCACTGCTTGTGTCGGTGCCGGTACTTTGGATCTAGGATCTTTGAGCCACTCGTCGGCATACTGTGTTGCCAGTTTGACCATGGCTGGCTCTTTCATCACAGCAGCTAATTTTTGTTTAGGATCTAGTATGCCTGCACTGGCCGAAGGCTCGTTTTTTTCCGGTCCAGCCACTGCTTGTTTCAGCGCAGTACCAGCTGCGCTGCCAACGGCCTTTGCCCAACTTCCTAGGCCTTCGTCCGTGCGGCGTAGACTGTTCAACTCATGAATTTGCATCAGTTTTTCTCACAGTTCTTGTGAACTTGCCGGGATCTCTAAGGTTGATTGCATTGATCAACTTGCGTTGCAGATTTTTAGCAGACTCAGCGTCGTAGGTTGAGTCAATCTGCTCCAGCAGGCGTATGGCACTGGCAATGATGTTGGCAGCCCGAGTCTCGATTACATGACGAGAATCACGTGCCACGTACATGCTGTCTAGTTCTTCCAATAAACTGCGAGTTTTCTTTTGCATTTTGGTCCCGTACCCTTTGTATTATTTATCGCTTAGGGTTTTGAAATGATCTTTAAGATTTGCCCATATTTCTTCTCTTTCCGAATCATACGGAATCCATGTCTGGGCAGCTATCAAATTCCGTAGCAGTTTGCAATGATCACTGTATAGGTTAATAGCGGGCATGATTTTTTCTGTTAAGAAATCAAAATGACTCAGTGGACCGGGCTGTGTTTCGTAGCCGCGTGTTGCAGAATCTTGCTGACTGTAGATTTCCTGTTCTTTTGTCGACGTGAATACATATGGACAATTGGTGTTTTCTAATATTGTACGCACCAAAGTTTGATAGGTTTTTAAGCGAACATTTGCCTGTGTTGGTTGTATGTATTTTTTATGATATTCAACTATGTTGCTGTTGGTGCTGGCACTGCTTAACCACCACTTGATGTTGTTGTCTGTGTAGGTGTTAAAATGATATACCGGGTCTATAGCAACCTGTTGCATCCAGCTGTCATCCTCAATTATTTTGTCAAATCTGTTGGCCTGTGGCCATTGAAAGATAACCTTTCCGGACAAGGGCAATAGTTCTGAAAATCGTGTAACAAGATATTCCGGACCTGCACCTACGCCCGACACAGTGATCACTGTATGGTCAGGCAGCAGTGCTTGTAATATCTGCGGCCACTCGGGCCATATATGACCGTGTGCATACCCATCGCCAAAGCAATAAATGTTATTGGTAGACATAAGACTGCCCCAATGACAATTCTAATTCTGCTTCATAGTATCGTTGCACAGGTATAGATTGCCAAAAATCAGCAGCATACAAAAATCCATTTACTTCTCGCCAACGAGTTAAACTTGCTTGTGTGCTGTGTTCAGTTACCAACTGTTGAAAATTCGGACTGTTTTCAACTATTTCACTGAACTCGATGTTGATAACTGTATCAACTGGCTTGAAAGGTAACACATAGTTTTTAGCTGTTTCTCTTTGTTTGTCTACTAGATCCATTCCAGACAATTGCCAAGGTGTACTGTTAGCATAATAATGATAAAAGGCTCGTGCCCAACGGTAAATGCGAGATCTATAAGTCATTGTGGTTACACAGATGACCTGATTGAACGGTGCAAGATCTACATTGCCAGGCCAAACATGTGTGCCAACCCATTCGTCGTCAGGCAATTTTAAATCAAGTAGCCGATTGACAAACCGGGCTGTATCAAACTCTGTTTGCACAGTGTCAGAATCGCCAATTTTACCAAGATTGTGCTGTACACTGTTGATGCCGTTGCTCTGAGGATTCAGTGGAGAAAAGGTGTCAGACAAGATGTCGATCAACAATCCACCACAGGTGTAGTGTGGGAAACAAACCAAGTTCATGACTGTTTAATCTGTCCCAATAACTGTTTTAGTTTGGCACTTTGTACGTCTGCTGTGACCTTTGGCTGTTGTTCCCAGGCCGGAGTTCCTGTGGCTCGTTCCCATGGTGCTGAGCCGCTGCCCGAACTGGGCTCAGCAGCTTTGACTTGGCTGCGGGCCTTAATCGAATCCATGAGTGAACTTTGGGGCTTGTTGTACCCAGTTCCTTCGTCTCCACCTTCATCAGTAATGCGCATAGTTTCAATGTTGTACTCCAAATCAATTTTTTGACCAACGCCGGTCGAGCTTCTAGATTTCATACACTGTATCTGATACTTGCCACGCTCTTTCATAGCACGACTTGTAAAGATACCAAACACATTATCAGCTGTGTTGATTTTACTGATACCACCGGAAATATGACTGTGGTCAAATTCAATTTCTTCCACAGCCGATCGGTTCAACTGACTTGCAGTGACCATTAGCACGCCTAGCTCTTTGGCCAAGTTACGCAGTTCTTCTGAAACATACTTGTCTTTGACAAACAGGTCGTTGGGACTGACTTTGGCACTGACCGGCATCAGCAAGTCCAAATAGTCAATCATCATAAAGTCTACTCGAATTCCTGTTTGGATCTGTACTTCTTTAATGTAACTGCGAATGTCGTTGATGTTGCTCTGTGCCGGCAATGCCTTGACACGATACTGCCCTGACTTTTTAGCAACCAGTTTGACTTTGAGTTCTGTTGTGTCGATATCCTTGCGGATATCCTTTGTTGACATATTGGTCAACATGGCATCTGTACGCAGACTGGTAAGTTCTTCACTCAGTTCTAGTGTGATGTAAACACCACTCAAACCTTGCTGTAGCCAGTTCAGTGCAATGTTCATCATAACCAAACTCTTACCCGACCCTGATCCGCCAGCAAAGATGTTGAGTTCGCCTCGACTGAATCCGCCGTACAACAATTTGTCCAGCTGTGGCCATCCTGTAGAAACTTGGCCGCCTGAGTTAAAGTACTTGTTGATACGACTTGCAGGATCAGCAAAATAGTCAGTGCCCATGTCCTTGGTCAAAGATATCTGCACAGCATCTTTGATCAGCTTTTCAACTGGATCATAATCGCCTTTTTCCAACAGATCTGCTGACTTTAAAATAGCACGTTCCAGTTCCTGCCGACGAGTGAATGCTTCAAATTCAGTCATGAACCACTCGTAGTGGCCTTCATTTAAGTCTGGTGCTGGTGCAAGTTTAATGCCTGTGGTTGCACCAATCTGCGTCCTGTCCGGCATGGTCTTGTGCTTGTCGCTGTGCTCTTTAATGAACTCGGCCGCAGGACGTAGACTCTTGTCAAAGTTCTGTGGATTATAGATATTTTGAACACGCACATAACTACTTGCGTCTTCTAACATCATTTCTAAGAAAAATTTTTGAACTTCAAGTCCATATTCTTTAAGCATCTATTTCTCGCAGTTTATTAATCTTCTTTTCAAGTTGTCGTTTCTTCAACTCAATTTTTATCTTGCTGGTTTCTCGTGATTGCATTATAGTTAGTAGCGTTGCCAACTTGCCCAACTTTATCACAGCATCGTTCACATCCTTAACGCCGT